AACGCCTACCAAGTGATTATCAATCACTGAAACAGGATGTTAACTTACGTTAACGCCATGGTCCGATCTGCTCCACCCCAGAAGGGATGAAGATTGTGCCTGTTCGCCACCTGATCCGATCTCTTACAGTATAGCCATCTGTTGATGGACTAAAGAACTGCGAAAGAACGGCAGGTTGGTACTCTTTGTAAGGAAACCGCAGTGACTGCGGTAACCCTACTCGGATGTGCCAACCACACCACCCCCATCTTGATCTCTTAATCCAGGCGTCTGAGACGTCGTGGACACCGGAGGAGATGGAGGGTGGACACCTGTGACGAAAGTGCTCTGGTAACCGTTGTACCAAGTCGCGCCAAATACCATAATAGCGACGATCACGGAAGTGACCGCCGCTAATACGAGTAGCAAGGCGAGAGATTTGGTTAACCAGTCGTAGAGTTCCTTCTTCATGTAGCGGGTCTTTCCAATAAATGGGGGTACATTTTGTACCATTAAAGAAGTCAGAGCCGCAGGATTCCCGAAAGACTCCTGTAACAAAAGACTTCTCCCGATTAACGGTGAACCCGCAAACGTTTAGAAGGAGTACAGCCACGTCAACCTTGTCAGTTGGGAGAATTAAATCATCCCCATAGACAGAGAAATTCTCTGTTATGCTTGCCAACAGTGAATGGAAGATTAAACTTTCTAATTCGAAAGTATAACCATTCCCCATGCTCGACCACTTTTCAGAAGTATACCATTTACCTTTTAAAGTAAATTGTTTACTACGAAGAGCGTTCAAAACATGGGTCCACTGAGAGGGCAAAAGAAACTGAACGAGTTCAACGGAAACTGTATCACTTGCGCTTTTCAAATCGATAGTTGCAAGATCCCCATTTATAGAACCCAAACGTGCTAGCTCCTGATTCAACTCTTGCGAGTCTAAATCAGTGCCGGCGCGCTTGAGCGCTTTTCTGAGAACCTTGCCCATACCTTTCTGAAAGAAGACATTCCAACGCGGTTCTACCGCAATGGAACGATCTGTCTTAGCGTCTTTTGGCACGAACGTGACTCGATTACCGGGGATACGGTTGCATTCAATGCTCCGTTGTGTGATGTTCCACTGAAATAACTTGCCCAACGATGAGTTGGATGCAAGAAAATCCAGAAAAACAGAGCACTCCCTAGTAACTGATCCTGGGCTACTGAATTTGTTGTACGTGGAGGTCTTACCCCCATACGTATCACTGTCAGCACCGGGACCAAAGCCACCGTGGTCAAGAAAATCGTACGGACTAAATGGTCTCAAAACTTCTCGGATTTTCCGCTTTGCCTTTATAAGTAAAGGTAAAACGCGCTGATCATGGAACTCCAATGATCCGCACCGAAAGGCTCTGAAGACTTCATTAGTCGTACGACAACTTGACTCGGCGTCCCAGAACCGTTCTAACGCTGCAGCACGTTTATCCCTGCCAGTCGGCAACCAATGACTCTTTTGCAAGAGTCGGGTTGCTTGGTAGGCAGGAAAGAACTCATCTGCATTGTTGTAATGCTCTGGGGAGGCCGTGAGAGAGAGAATGTCGTCATAGTGACCGTACCGCAGCATGATGCTTACGGTGAGGGCCCTAGGACAATTCAACTGAAGGAGTAATCGCTGAGCGATTTCAACTTCATGCTTAAGCTGAGCTATAGGCATTTTGGTTGATCCTTTAGTTAGAAGGGACGTTCAAACTCTTCGACCGCTTTGGTGACAACAGCTTGGGCCAAGAGATTCTTGACGAAAGCTTGAATGTCTTTGCGGTTCTGCAGCGTGCTCCGGTTCGGAAGGATGAACTCGATTTTGCCGAACATCGTATACGCCACCTTCGGAGAAGGTGTGTATCCGCCGTCGGCTCCCGAGATCACCTCAAGAACGGGCACCTGTACCTTTGCCAACACTTTCACTGCATCAGCACCGATCGTTTCCGAAAGGGTGACGCTGGGCATGCCGATTGCAATACCACTGGACCGGTCGGTCCAGGTGGCCATTGCACTCGTGCAGTCCATGGGAGTGAAAGTTTTGTTGACGGGGGTAACCTGGCCATCTGCCAGGGTTAGGGTCGCGATTGCAGCCATTGGTTTTTCTTTCTGAGAAAGATGGGTTTTGTGTGTACCAGTCAACTTGAAACCTGAGCGGCAGAATCTCCCACGGTATTAAAGGTTGTTTAACAACTTTTCGTCCCAATAAGAAATTCCAAATCCGTTTCAGTTTCGACATTTTCTAGTACCCGAGGTTGTGCAACATTTAACGAACACGGATCGTCCCACGCAGTAATGCAAGGGCGTTCGCGACGTGTGTTGCGGAGAAGGGATCCTTGAAACCAGGCAGTACAGCTCTCGGAGGCGAGGGATAAATAAGGCGGGTGAATCGATGATTTTCACAAATCAAAGCATCACCAGACACCGTACTTAAACCTCCACCAGCGTAGCTGTATGTTCCTGATCGCAGGCGGGCACTAACCTTTTGAAAAGACTTCGTGCTTGAGCAACCCCCCACATAGGTGAGGCCGCTATCGTAGGATAGGCGTTGTAGGAAATCGCCAACCGGGAGAAACCAATCGTAAACAAAAGACCAAGGAAGTAATTCCCAGGCCAATGTTAATGGATCAGTTAAACCTAGTTCGCGCCCTTGTCGGATAAAATCATTAGTCACTACGAATTCGAGTTTACACATCGAAGCCGTTGTTCTATCTGAAAATGTCCAATCAAGGGGTCCTATGTATGTACCGCCACCGTCCACTAACGTACTCGAGGTCCGAACTTCCGGCAAAGAAACTTTCACTGTCTTTCGCACTCTCAAAAAGAGTGGTCGAGATGCTGAGTTCTTCGCAAGATGTTCGGCTGCCCCGTGAGCGTCAGCTAACAGAGGTTTCCAGCCGTACTGTAAGGCCAGCCAGTTGTTTCCAAGATCTTTCGAGAACTTACCAGGGTGATGAGTGATACCGAGAACATCTAATGCTTTGCGAAATTTTCGCTTGCGTAGATATCCGATAACCTTCGTCACTTTCTGGACAGTATCGTTGATCATGTTGGCAACTTGCTTCCGTTCAGCGACAAATTGAGCGAAGTTGAACTTCTGATCAATTATGTCATCCATTGCGCCATTAATCGCCCGTTGTATACATACAGAGTCGTGTGACACGTCTCTGTAGTTACTATTCGGCGATCCAGAAGGTGCTGTCTGTGCTTGCGAACTAACTCCAAAAACGTATGGCCCAACAACAGTATCCCAGTAGTAATTAGAAGGCGGAAATCTTCGATACAAATTTATAGAACCCGAAGAGATCATCTTTGATGAAAGAACATTAAGATTATTGTACACAATTCGGCGGGGATAACCCGCTGAATTGGTACCAACCCATGTTCGATCATAAATATGAACTTGATTCGAGAACTGTACATTTGAAGGAAGATTCCGACCGTTTCTAACTACTGTGAGTGTGTTGGTTATACGTTCGGGGCTAGGACGAGGCATGGACAACTCCAATCTAGAACAAGTCTGAGGTTCTG